CTTCGCACCCTTCAGTACGGTCATGTCAATTGCCTCACGGAAAGTGAAACCAGCATCTAAAAGATGCGCACCATTTTCCGATGCCCTAGGGGACACGATAACTTGCAACCCAAAGTCTGCAACATTCTTACGACACTGGCGGACAATCATCGTCCACTTCGTGGCTTTACGAATGTCCAACCCTGTAGAGGCAACCATTGCATCCTCAATGTTCTCATCAATGAGAATGTCCATAAATACGAAACGGTCCTTAGTGGCACCGTCAATCGGATTCCGTCCAACATATTGTGCCGTAGCACCATTGCCGTAAGTATTACCTGCCGCAATAGCGATGAACCCATCATGCCTTTTCACCATGCCATCGGGGAACGCCATAAACCCATTGGCAAGAGCCGCATTTAGCGTTCCCAATATATTGGGATTAGCGTTGTCAATCTCATCCATAAGGAAAATACCGCCATTTTGGAAACGCTCACGAAACTCGGTACCGATATAAACGCCATTAGCAGTTTTAAAGCCGACAAGGTCGGATTTAGATGACTGCGAATTGAACGACTGTGCCGAAAACTGCAAGCCAAGGGCTTGTGACGCTTTCTCTGCAATCGTTGTCTTACCAGTGCCAGCACTGCCCACCATGAAGATGTTCCGCTTCTTCTGCAGAATTTTTAGCACACTAGGAAATTGTGCATGTTGAATCCCGTCCAATTTGCGAACCTCGCCATGTGGCAGATGAATTTCGGTCACTACGGGACGAACCAATCGGACAGCCTCGGACAGATTAGCCAAGTCTGACTTGACAGAATCAAGATTCTGTGTCATAACCGTTTCGGCAATCGCCGTGACAGCATCGCTGTCAATGCCCAAAGGCATTGTGGCAAGCAAATTCTCAACCATTGTGGCGATGACAGCATCCAATGACGAACCGCTAGGTGCAGTAGCCTTAATTGAAGTGGCTACCGTAGGTGTAGTCGGGATTGGTGCTGGTGTTGGTGGCACCTCACGCTTAGGCTGTGGCTGTGGCACCTCATCCTTGTTGAACCCTGCACCGATATAAACGATGCGCTTGATTTCGTTCAACGACTTGTGCATTGGGGTTCCACCCCAAGTCACTTGCAGGAACGAACCCAATTTCATGAGTTGATTCTTGTCCATGCTTGTCAGGTTCAACGAACCCTCAAAACCGTTGGAATATTTGACCCTCGCTGTGTGGGTCGTCCTATCATAAGACAGGACCGTAGGTGCTGGCTGTGCTGGCATGTTTACCTCCATGCAATTGAATGGCTGTCCGTTCACGGACATCTAATGCCCCGACAAGTCGGGACCACCATAATCCCCTAGCAGGATTGCTAGGACATCGTGTACCACAATGTGGGACATCGTAGACGGTAGCAGAATTGCACTGCCCAAGTCAAATTGACTTGCTATTCCGTCCCACTGAACTTTAGTTCAGATAATTTCTTGAAGAACACCATTCAACTCATAACGAGGACATCCACCATTCCTACGGAACTTCCAACCGCTAGGCATCAACTTTTGCATACCTTGTTGGTCCGATGCACTGCCCCAACCAATGGACTCAGGAACGAACGCCCATCCCCAATCTTGTTGAGTGAAAAGACCCATTCTCGTACCATGATGAATCACCATACGACACTGAATCGCATCTTCCGATAGGAAGTCATAAAAGGACCAATTGCCAACATTTCGCAATTTATCTGCCCTAAACATAGGTGAATCCATATGATTAGGATTAATTTGCTCAAGTTTCATATTCAACCTCCAGTTGAATCGTTTATAAATAACCCCAACGGGGTTAGCGGAAAGGCAAGGAATTGAACCTCGCTACAACCACAAGCACTCTACAGCATAATGCTGGTCCATACTTGCGGTTGGCACACTGCCTGTGTGCTTACCGTGACCTCGTGAACATGAACATTCAATCACAAGGACATTGCATGACAACTTGCCGTAATTCCGATTATGCCCAATTTCGTATCATACACAGCACCCAAACCCTAGCGATGCCACCTCAAATACGACCATCAAACATAATCTACAGATTATCCGACAAATCATCCATGTTGAACAATGTAAACATTGTCCGTGCCATTTTACGCCGATATACGATTCTTACTCGTACTCACTAGGCTACCCTATGGCTCCAACCGCATCCCGTTCCGAATGACGAACGCCATTCGGTGACTGCAAGTGTGGCGGAACGATTCGTGACGCTCATTCCTGTCGTACCGCTTACCGCCAATTGCCCTAAGCATCTAGGGGACGATATGCCGTTGCCGACCCCAATAGTATGAATCATGGAAAATCAAATTGCAAGTCATTCATCCCGTTGACTTTTCAGCGATATCTCCCTGAGCATAATGCACACGAGATTCACGCAAAGCACATGAATCAAAACGGCATATACCCATCGGTAACATGGCATCGGTCAGGACCTTCCGCCATGCCTAGGTGTGTGCTTGTGTGCGTTTGTGAATACATGCGCATGATTATACTGCACCATAATGTTTTGACAGGTGATTATGGCACCAAATCATAATCAAAAACAGCCAGTCTGCTCACCTAGCCACAAGTGCATGCGCATGGGGGAGCATGGGGGGGTACGCCCCTACTCACATTTATTTATAATAGGAGGTAGAGCCAATGCGTATAATTTTGATATGAGGGGTGGGTCATAAAAAAATATAATGTGTTATATTTTTTGAACTAACAGTCCCATTTTCGCAATGCTAATGCTTTGCGTGTTGGTCGTCCTTTGGAGTCTTTCATTGGTCCCTGCATGCCACCCATTCTGGCACAGAACGATTTGCGTCTTGCAGCCTTTTTGGGGGATTTGGCTGCTGCTTTCGCTGTGACGGGTGGCTTTAGGGTGCCACCTGTTTGTGCTTTATAGGAAGCACGACCTTTAGCGTTTAGTCCGCCTTTAGGGTTTTTGCCTTCTTTTCTTGTCCATGCAGCAGTTTTGGGCATTACCTGTATCCTTTAGTTTTTTTCGCTATTGTTTTAGGTTGTTTAACAAACTGTTTACCTTCGGCGATGCCTTTGCGTTTCGCTGCACTAGTTTTGGCGTACTCTGCCGATGACAAGTTTGCTATAGCCTTTTTTGGTAGGTAGCGTTCACCTGTTGCTTTGGGTCCTACAGTGGATGGTTTACCTGATTTGGTTGTCCATTTTTCTTTAGTCCATTTGGACAATGATTTTTGTTTGCTGGTTTTGGCTCCTGTGTAGCCTCCACCAGCCTTCTCATAGCGTTGTGCTACGAGTTGGGCTTTGCGGGCTGACCATTGTCCTGCAGCACCGCCTGATGTTCCTGCTTTAACGGAGGACAGTATTCTTGCTCGTAGTTCAGGTTTTGTGTAACCCATTGTTGTTGTCCTTTTGTCCACGCTAAACCGTACTTATACAAAACCAACCATAGGTTGGTTTTGTCCTTAACCATACAAGACTGGGTGCAGGTCGTGTAACTCCCTGCACCTGTTACACGAGTCCCCCCCCGTAGCCCCCCCCAATAATGTTCCCCCTGTTCCCCAGTAATATGATAGGATTAGTCAACAATTCAAAATAGGAACCTAATGCATAATGGCATGGACAACATTCTAGATGAACGGCAAGAAAAGTTTTTAAACTGGCTACTAGTACCTCAATCACATCGGGTTCCAACCTCCCAAGAAAAATATGCGGAACAAGTCGGCGTAGACGAAACCACATTACGCAGGTGGAAAAAAAAACCGATGTTCAAAATGGAATGGGAACGCCGAGTCGCAGACCTACAACAATCACCTGAACGAACCCAAAAAATTTTGGATTCGTTATACGCCCGTGCCTTAGAAGGCGACAACAACTCCGCCAAACTATACCTACAGGCAACGAACCGTCTAGCCCCAACCCAACTACATGTTGAACACTCACAAAAACCATCAGAAATCTCTGACGCAGAACTAGATGCCCTAATAGCGTCAGTCGCTCATTCTGAGGTTGAGTCCCGTAAGGAACAGAAACTACTATAAATGAGTCGGCTAATAGAGTGCCCAACCTGTGGTTGCGAGTATCCTCCTGAGGCTACTCGTTGGCTTTGCCCACAATGCGGTTATAAAGATTCCTGTTGCGAGGGTGAGCCAAGGAAGATGAGGGATTATGACAACAACTAACGATGCAATGTACGATGCGCTAGTTTTGTTGTATCCAGATGCAGGCAAAACGCTAGGCGATTTGCTGTATACTCATTGGTCCGAAGTGGGTTTAGAGTATCGTGGTACTTTGCAATATGACTATTATGTTGAGCAGGGTGCTACGGGGACAACTTTAGGTGATTTGGCAAACGATTTCTGGTCTGAGGATTATGTTAGTTTGTTAAGTTATGATTATGAAAACTTTGATTTATGGTTAGAGGAAGAAATTTTTGAGTATTATGACACTGTTGAAGAACAGATGATTTTCAATTAGGGAACGAAAGGTTATATAGATATGGCAACATTTAGCAAACTCACATTACAACCAGCAGGTGCCACAGGCACAGGTTTGGGCATTAAGGTTGCGGCTACCGCAACTGCTGGTACAGCACTTCACACGGCTTCTGCTACAGCGACAACGATTGACGAGATTTGGTTGTATGCAGTAAACAGTTCTTCTGCATCAGTTAAACTTACAATTGAGTGGGGTCAGGCTGATGCTCCTGATGGCAACATTGAGGTGACTGTTCTTCCTGAGGCTGGTTTGGTTACAGTAATTCCTGGTCTACTTTTGCAGGGTAATGCTACGGCAAAGGTTGTTCGTGCGTTTGCTGGTACTACGAATGTTATTGTTATGCACGGGTTCGTTAACAGAATTACGGCGTAACTATGGCTAGTCGTGGAACGATGGGCTATGTAAGTGGTTCGGCTGTCCAGTCTGTTTACGCCGAGGTTTATGGTGCTGCTACGGGTGGCTCATCTTCTTCGTCTATCACTGTCAGCGGTCAGACATATACGCTTTTAACTTTTACTGCTGATGCAACTCTTACGGTTTCTGCCGCAGGTTTATTTGATGTTCTTTTAGTTGGCGGTGGTGGAGGTGCTGGCGCAAACAGTGCTGGGTCACAAGGTATTGGAGGTGGAGGTGCAGGTGGTCTTACTGTGCAAACAGTCAGTCTTGCTGCTGGAACATACGCAATAGATATTGGCGCAGGTGGCGCACAATATGTCTCAGGTTTAACAACACGACTTGTGAGCACCGATGTAACTTCTCTGTCTGGCGTTGGTGGTGGTAAAGGTGGTGGGTTCTCTAGTGTTATTGAACTTGTTGGCGACAACGGCGGTTGCGGTGGTGGTGGTGCATCAGGTATTGCACCACGAAACACGGCTGGATTAGGTTTGCAAGGTTTTAGCGGTGGCACAGGCACTACTACTAACGGCAACGGTGGTGGTGGCGGTGGTGGTGCAACTGCTGCTGGCGCTGCTCCATCAGGAACCGCTGGTGGTAATGGTGGCGCAGGATATGACGCTTCATCTTTTCGAGGCGAATCCGCAGCGACAACACGCTACGGCGGTGGTGGTGGCGGT